GGCCACGACATCTTGCCACTCTCGATCAGAGGATCGTACTTGTCTGCTCCTTTAACGTCTCTGTCGGCCTGCTCCTGCTTGCTGTAGGTTCTCAGCCTCTCCTCATCGGCAATCAGCTTCTCGGCCATTACCCGGTCCGGCGACCCGTTCTCATCGACAACATTGTGCTCTTGCAGCCACTTGCCGTCGTCGAGAGATTTTTGCCGAGACTCGAAATTGGGTGTTCCGTCGGGATTCTTGTACTCCGGTGAATTGAAGGCGCTGTCCTTTATGTTCAGAGCCCCATTCAGGTTCTGAGCCTCCGACTGCGCGGTAAGGTGCTTGTCCATCTCTAGGGCATGGTCGCGCATCGCAGCTATGGTTCCGGGAGCGAAGTCGGTCAGGTCGAGAGGGCCGTTACCGCCGTTTCTCAACTGCTGGATCGCCTGCTTTCTTTCCTGCGGATTGGCGCTGGTGATCGCCGCTTCATTGACCTGCTTCTGCGTGCCCTCACGAAACGCCTCCATCTGCGTCTGCTTCTCGGCATCGCTCACCAGGGGGCTGTCCCAAAGACTGCTCACGTGGTCTTGAATAGCTTTGGCCTGTGCAGTGTCGCCATTGCGGATTGCAGTCACCAGGTCGGGCATTAGCTTTTGCATCTGGAGCGTGTTCTGGGAGTCTAATTCCTTGCCCATGAGGGTGATCTGGCGCATCTGGGATAAGTGATCCAGGGAAGGTTTCAGGCCCTCCGCCTTCATCTGAATCTCTACTCCGGCGGGAGATCCGGACTGCACCCACTTGTTTGCAATATCGTTTATTCTGTCCTGCCCAGCCTTTTGGACGGCGGGGATGTCGCGGGAATTCTGCGTCTTGGCTAGCTCAATCTGCGTCTGCTCGTGGGCTGCATTCAATTCATTGCTAGAAGCGACGTCATCGACCTTCTTCTGCGCTTCGCGCATATGGGCTTCGATTGCCAGAGATTGAAGCGCCATGTCCTCGATGTCTTCGCCCATCCCGGCAATCGCAGCGCCAGCCTTCCCAGCCTCACGCGGGTTCATTAAAGGCTTTTCGACAACTCCGAGTTCAGGCAATCCGGGAATAGCGGGCATTTCATTCCTTACGCTGAAGCACCTTTGGGATCAAAGGCTCCTGTTGCTGTTCCGTAACTGGTAGCGGCCTTCGAGATTCCGGTCAGGAATGACCCAATCCCGTTCATCGTTCCTGAGAACGCGGCGATCTTTCCGTAGTAGCGTTGCATCGCAGCCTCTTCAATCCCCGCTTCCTCGATCTGTTTTCCCTTCACTGCGCCACGCGCGGCCGTCGCCGCCATGATCAGCAACGGAGAACCAGAGGCTATGTCCACTCCGGAGGATGCGTAGGCGCTGGCCTGCCTGCCTACCAGCACAGAAGTCTGATCCTGATTCGCGGTGATCGCATCCCGTGTGTTCTGCATGGTGACATCGGCGTTGTAGTCGTAGGCGGATTTCTGCTGCTGGCCACTGATGATCGAGCCGATACCGCCTATCGCGGCTCCTACGCCGGCCATTGCGAACCCTCCAGCCTGCGGCGTCAAGGTGTCACCTCGAAGATGCTTGACCACATCTCGTTTGTTTCTCCGTTCGGCCCGAAGCACTTCATAGTTCCCTCATAATCGAATCCCAGGCACTGAAACAGCCGCGACGATATTCCCTTGCAGCACGTCGCCTGGACGCGCCGGAAACCGTGGGGCCACTCGTAGAGCGCCTTACGCATCATGCGAAGGCACAGCCTAAGATGCTGGCGTAGAAACGGCGTTGGGATGATCCATGCCTCGGCACGACTCCACTGAAGATTGACAAAACCGCCGGCGAAGACGGGAACCCCGTCGCTCAAGACGCACCACGCCTCGCTCCCAAAGGAAAAGTAGGCTCTGCTTTCCACCGCCTCCGGAAAAGGCAGTTTATCGAGATGCGCGGGTTCGAGCGGAACAATTTCAATCTGCATATCAATCCTGATTTGCGCTCATCCTGAAAACTAGCCCTCGTAATGTAAATGGAAACGGTTCGTTCTGGGTGACGTAGAAAGTCGATTCCTCCGTCCAGTCGCAATCCATATCCCGCGTGACCTCGAACGTGCTCATCTGCGGCTGCTGACTCATTGTTCCCGGTCCGTAGTCTATATCGTACATGTGGTTAAGATCGGTTCCGTACTGTCCGCCCATCGCCTCATAAAGACTCAAGGTGACACGATTCAACTTCTGAGGCATCCCTCGTGACGTGGCCGCCTGCGTGGTCAGAGTCGGGTTAGTGGGCCTGAGCGTCAATCCGTAAGGCAGGCCGATGGTGATGATGTTCGCGTAATAGGGGAAAACAACCGTATCTCCGGTGACCACCGTTGGCTGCAATATCTGAGCCCCGTCGCCAACCGCTACCACAGTCTGCCCTATCAGGTAGCTCATTCCTGTAACCTGGTTCGAGACCTGGGCGACAGTCCCTCCACCCGCGTAGACTCCGAACGCAGTTGAGTCCATCCCTACCAGTTGGAACGTGTTCGTGGTGGCGGCCGTCACCGTGTAAGCCTGAGTCGCGTCCTGGTTGATCTCGGTCATGCCGAGCACGCCGGTAATCTGGACGAACATTCCGTTCGTGAATCCGTGCGGCGTAAGCGTGGTGACGGTGGATCCGACCCCGTTGGCGATGCCGGTAATCGAGACCGGGGGGAGGAGAATCAACTGCTGCCCTGCGTTGACAAAATAGGCGTTCGAGAGCTGGCCGAAAAGTTCCTGCGGCATGAAGTACTCGACATATCGAACTGTCACGCCGTTGATCGTTCGCCTGACTACAATGGCAACCTGATCCTCGATATTGGCTCCACTGATAACTGCAACCGATTCAATGTATCCACCTTGCGGCTGCATATTTATACGGAACCATGCGAACACCTGATCCTGCTTATTGAAGACCAGGCCGAGTAATTGCCCATCGGCGCGCACAAACCAAAGGATAGGGTAAGGCTCCATCTGGAATGCGGTCTGCGTAATTCCGGAAAGTGCTTCCGTCGGCCCGAGCGTGATGTTCCGGTTGAGGCGCGTCAGGTCGAAATTGCCCCACTGGTTTGTCGCAAAGTCGAACACCAGGAAGGTCACAATGCGCGTCGACCGGGAAACGAAGATGGCCGAATCGTTGGCAAGCTGGGGCTGTAAGGGACTCACTCCCACATTGCTCTGCTTGGCCGCAGTCACGTTAGTCTGGCTCAGGGACGCTCCATTCGAGCCCGCCATGACCCATACCCCGCCCGCCGAGCCGATGAGCAGGGCATTTGGGGTGCCGATCATATTTAGAATCTGGTCCAGTTTGTTCGAGACGAGCGTGAACTGTATGGCGAAGTCTTCTTCATTCGGATCGCAGATGAAGTCGGGGTAGTCGTCCTGCACGCTGCCATTCATCTGCACGGGATTGTTCAGGCTTCCGCCGCCGCAGAGTCTTTCCTGGTAGAGCGTTCCGCACGCGGGATAGTCTCCAGCCGCGGCGAACAGAGCAACTACCTTGACCGCAAATCCGCCGCCCTGATATTGGAGATATGTGGCCGAACTTACAGTGAGTCCGGTGTCCGGGTCCACAAGATTCATGTACCAAGCGGGGCTCGACATTGTGACTGTTGAAACAACTCCGGCTCCGTCGATCACCGTGATTGGAGTTGTGCCGTAGGTGATGCCTGAAACAAGAAATTCTCCCTCGTTTAAGTCGGCCATACCTGAGCACAGGTTGACATAAACCCTGTCTCCATCGCTGAACGGCGGCGATCCTGAGCTTGATGCCAGCACTACGATGGCGGGGTTGGACTGCGAAATGAGGCTAATGTTCTGTCCAAGGGCCGAGTATCCCGTCTTGACTACGCCTGTAGTTCCTCGGTATGGCGGCTCTCCCGGTTGCTGGCCTGGAAGAGATAGGCTGTAGGACCACACATTCGCCCCCAGGCGCTCGACCACGGCGGGCGGATAGTTAGGATGGAATATCCAAAGGACGTCGGCCGACTGCGTGCTGCAATCGAGCGCGAATAGGTCCTCTTCTAGATATGGGGTTACCAGTTCGATAGGTCCAGGAGAAGGAGGAAGAGTACCGGCCTGCCAATACAAAGAGCTCACAGATGGAAATTCGTAGAACTGATTGTTTTGAATGCATTTTTGAACTGAGCTAGTTCCCGTCCACATTGAAGTGGTCAAAGAAACTGATGTCCACGGAGTAGTGTAGTAGCTTTGGCTTGGCGTCACCGTCCACTGAGACAAATCGACGTAATTACTTACGTTCACGGAACCGAGAGAACGAATGGCCGATTGAATCAGGCTTGCTGCGTTCTTGGATGGTGTGGTGTTGGCAAGAAGTATGTTTATCCCTTGATTGGGAGATGTCCCGGTTACAGTCACGGAAAGAACATCTGAACCATTCGTAGAGATGGTGATTGGAACAGTGTAGGAATTACTCTGCCCGTATGGAGCTGCTATCGACAGCGACTTGATTCCATCGGCGGCTAAGAAGAAATATCCTACCAGAACCAGATTACCGATGACGTATGCCGTTGCCGGATCGTAGTTCAGGACTGAGATTGGAATAGATTGTGCCAATCCAAGAGACCACGAACCTTGACTGGCTCCTTCCCAGATGCGGATGATTCCCGCCGATAATTCAAGAAACGCACCCTGAATTGTGGAGAACTGAAACGGAACAAGACGGCTCTTTCCGGTGCTTGCGGCTACGATTACCGTGCTAGACGTCGCCTGGGACGGGCTTACGGTGTAGGTCCCGATACCTCCCGTTCCGGTTCCCGGCAAGGAAGTGATGAATGTTCCAACGGCTACTCCGTCCCCCGATAGAAACTGTCCAACGCGGATGACTCCAAAGTTTACGGCAGTGACTGTAAGCGTGTGACCAGAGATCGATCCGGTAAACATTGCCCCACCAAGCGCCGTAGCGCCAGCAAAGTAGCTCCCAGGCATCTTTTTGGCGCCGCCCTCAACCAGAGGCACAAAGTTTTCCAAAGTGAGACACGCAGAATCGTACTTAGATATATCACTTCTGAAGGAGACTAGACTTCCAACCTCTCCCGAGTTGAAGCTGTTTCGAGTTGTGTAGGCCTTTGATGGCATAGTTCAATACCACCGCGCATAACGGCCTGCTTCAGCCCACGACTCGTTTCCGTCCTCGTCCGAAAAATCAAGACATTCGTTCTGCGCCTCCGCGCTATTCAGGCTGTCCTTGTAGCGAGACTCCATCAGTTCGAACTTCTTCTTGTCCTCCGTAATGCCGATGGAAAGCTCCATCGCCAGCCGGTTGCACAGACAGTTTACGAACCCAGGCATCAGTTGCGAGTAGTCGGAAATCAACTGAATATAGGTAATCATGGCCGGCCCGCACCAGCCGGTGTAGTTGGTCACCGCATAGCGACCGGAGGGAAAGGGCTGAGGATAAGGCGTTAGAGGATTGGTGGGCGGCGAAGTCCAGCCTGCCGTAAGCGTCTCAATCTTGTAGTCGGTGTCGAAGGGCCAGAAGGGAGGGTCTTCGCGGCGATACCATCCGCTGCCTTCAGGCCCCCATCCCCACCAGAATCCTCGCCTTTTTTCGGGCCGCCGCTGAGGGCGAACGAAACGCAGAAGGTCGGTCGGCAGAGCCCACGCCGCTTTCCATGAGTAGAGAGGGATGATGGGGCTAAGCTGAAGCTGGGCGCGCGTCTTGGCAAACCGCCAATCGCGCTCCGCACTCACTTCCGCGAAGATCGTGTCCCAGACGGAAAGAATCTTTACGGCGTTGGAGCTGTTGTCATTGATGGAGGTAATCTGGCCGCGCGCGCCGATACGTCCCAGGGCGACGTTCGAGATTCCAACCTGCGAGTACGCCAAGCTGCCTCCTACGCCGGGGCAGCTTCTGTCTCGGCTTTTGTGCTTTCGACCGGCGCAACAGATTCGGCGACGGGGTGAGTGTTCTCCATGTGCAGCCGGAGCCCGTAGGCGCTCTTGCACTTCCTTCCGCATACCTTGCATACGCGGTCGGGGTACAGTTCCTCTTCCGGTTCGGATTCAGGGTCAGGTTTGGGCGTTACCTTATCGTCCTTCGGCTCGGCCTTGCGGTCAAACTCGAAAACAAACCTGTTGCCCATTTTCAGGCTGGCAAGTTTGCCTTCGCGCTCGATCTCGTAAGTCATGCCGGGATAGAAAAGCATCGCTGCTTCGCTATCCCAGGCCTGAGTGAGGCATTTAGCTTGCACCTTCATTTATTGCTCTCCACCGGTACGGGGTCCGAACCAGGACACGAGGCGTCCGGTCGTTGCTGCACCGCCGGCATTGGCTGCATACCATTGCAGAAACTCCAAGACCGATCCAGGAGATACGGGAATAAAGTAGTGAGCGCCAACCACCGCTAATTGAGCCGCGGTGAGAGTGCGCGCACCGATGATGTTCCCCGCCGTTCCAATCACCGCATTCGTTGCCGAAGACGTGAGAACGGTGAATGCGACACTTGTAGTCGCCGCCGTCAGCATCGGAGCCGTGATAAGGATGTGGACTCCAAGGTCCATTCCACCCGCACCCATGACTTCAGGAGGGAAGGTGTAAGCCTTCTCCGCCAAAGACGGGAACTGTGGCAGGAATGGATAGACTGCGCCGCTGTTGGGAGCGCCGAAATCCAGTTCCAGATTGCTGTACTGCGCGCTACCGGTGAGGGTGTCGCCCAGGGTCGCGGGACCGAACGTCATGGCAATCGGCCCAACGGTCTGCGAGTTGTTGACGATGTAGGTGGT